CCCCGCCAGAGGCATAGCCGACCGCTCCACCATCAGCCTTCACCACAACATGATGATAGACGGGATGCTCCTTGCCCCTGACGCTGATCGTCCCTGCCTGCGGACCAAGGAATACATCCCCAGTCGTTGTCGGACGCAGTCGAGGCTCGCTCTTGGCTTTCTCGTACCTTGCGAAGTCCACTCCCTTCGGGAAATGAGCGTTCAGAGCGTAGTAGTGCTTGCCACGATGCTCGACAGACACAATCGTGTTCGTGTCCTCATGCCCCTCTGGCGCGTTCTGCCAAGACCAGCCAGCCTTCTGCTTGAACAGGTTCGTCTTGGTCTTCGCCTTTCCAGCGGTCCCGGTCTGATCAACAGCGTCTTTCGATGCATTGAAGTAGGGCTTGCCGCCGGGGTGGACACCAATCGACGCCACGGCAGACTTGTGGCCGGTCATGTCCTCCTTATCAGGCATTCCCAGATACTGACCACCGGGGACAGGTGCATCAGAGGGGAACATCCTCTGTGGCTTGGGGAAGACGGAGACGGGATTTGAGATGGATGGCGAGATGTCCTTGGGATCTGCCTCCCCGCCAAGAGCATATCCCCGGCTCTTATCAAGAGCATCAGCAGCTTTTTCGTAATCTGGACCGCCAGCATTCCTCAATTCTTTTGATGGAACATTGTTCTCAAGTGCATATCGATAACTTTCGTGCCACGGCTCATGGATTGCCAAAATTTGATCCTTTGGAACATCACCAAGCCTAGCATACGGGTGACTATCATAGTTTTTTGGATGATCGTAGAACTCAACTATTGCGCCGCTAGGACCGGCATACGACCTTGCGCCATCTTCATCAGGCCAAGAATAGATGGCTTTTGGCCCCTCAATGCCGCGAGCCTTCTGCATGGTGAGACCATTCTTCTTGATATCATCAATGTTTTGAGATCCAGTAACATGAAAACGACGAACCATACCCTTTGGGATGGGAGAAGTTCCCATTTTCTTGGGAACAACCTCTCCACCAGAGGCAAACCTGCGAGGAGCCTTCGCAAGTCGCAGGGCATTGCGGATGATCTGGTCGTAGCTCATCGAAAACTCCCGCCTGTCAGCCATTTTGAGGCTTCCTGATCATGTCACCAGACCTATTGATAGAAAATCCATGCCTTTTGTACCAATCTTTCAGGTCTTTTGCATTCATTCCGCCAGAACCGTATGGTTTTGCGTGTCCAGTAATCGTAACTCCATGCTTGTCTGCAAGATTTTTGAGGTATTGAAGTGCCTGAGTCCCCTGTCCGCGCCTTTTTGTCAACGCTTTGATAGAATTTACATGAATTTCGTCATCTCCAGACTTTCCCATTTCAATTTCAGCAAAGTCAGACCTAGGTTCCAGACCTGTTTTGGTGTTCAAAAGCCTAGACCTGCTATCAAAAGGATGATCCCAAGTGTCATCTTTGTACTCGGACATCATCTTTTGAGCTGGAGAATCGACTGTAGATGCTCCGCTCTTGGCAATCCTGATGGCATTGCCGATGTCATCATCGTCAGCCATCAGACGCCCCCGACGCTCTTGTCAGTCGCAAGCTCATTCAGCGCAGGACGGATCAGCGGAGCCACCAGACCGGCGCTCTCGGGGTGGACGGCGAGGTTCTGGGCGAGGTCGATAAGCTGGATGCGCTCCTTCGACAGGCGATCTTCCTTCTTGCTCTCCAGATCAGCCTCGGAGTAGCCCATCTCAGCCTTCGCCTTCTCGGCATCGATGTTCGTCTTCGTGACCTTGCTGTGCGCGTCGATCTGCGTCTTCGCGTTCTCAAGCTGGAGCTTCTCCATCTGCCCCTGAACATCAGCCTGCGCGCGCATCGTGTCCGCGTCAGCCTTCTGCTTGTCGATCTTCAGGCGCTCCATCTTCTCGATCAGTTCAGGATGCGGCCTGCCCTGAGCTTCCATCGGGATCAGGAACTGCTCGGGGTTGCTCCAGCCAATCGTCTTCAGAGCTTCCGTGTCAATCGCAACGGGATCGTACATGTTGGGATTAGCAGCCTGAAGCTGCTTCAGCGCCATGACCTTCATCACTCGCTGCGTATGGCTGGCCGTGTTGGGATCAGCCTGCGGCACAAGCTCGCAATCGTTCAGAGCCTGCACGAATGTCTGCTCGTTCCACTCGATGCTGGGCTTCTTGCACCGCTGCCAGAAGCTCTCAGGATGCTCGCGGAAGCACCTCACCAGAAGCTGGAACTCTTCAGCCTGCGCGTTGTGCATACGCTTGTGGACGGCATTCATCACCTTCGTGGCCTGATCGATCAGGGCTAGCGTCGTGCCGACCGGCGCATCAGCCTTCCCCTCGCCAACGGCAAGCTCCGACGTTCCACCGACCCTCGCGCCCGTCTCGCCCATGTTCTGGACGAGGTTCATCAGCGCACCGCTCGGCTCCTTGTACGGCAGCGGCATCACAGCCTGACTGATCGGCATCCCGCCGGTCTTCACCAGCGCACCACCACCCGGAGGAACACGGAAGATGTTCGTGTTCTGGCGCGCACCCGTGTCTGCCATCAGGAAGCCGGGGAAGTTCGCGTACATCCCAGCGTCCAGCAGTTCGCGCCAAGCAGCAGTCATCGCATTGGTCGTGTTCCCGAGAATGTGCAGCAGGCCAATGTCGTAGAAGCCCATGCCCGGAACGAAGGTGTACTTCACGAACACCTGTCGTGCTTCGGGAAGATCGCCATCCTCTTCGTCGTAGTTGCGAACGACGGACAGGATCTGCTTGGTCGAGACATCAATCGTCACGCGATACGGGATCTCAAGGCCAGAGTGCTTGCCCTTGTAGCGATGCTCGAAGCCCTGAATGTCCAGTTCGCAGTAGCACTCGTAGATCTCACGATCACGATCATCAGGGTTCATCGTCCCTTCGGAGATGCCCTGCTGGGAGTTCTTCTCTCGCTGGACGCTATCAAGCTGCGGCTCAAGCGGTGTCGAGAGATCGATGTCCTTGTACACGCCAAGGATCTGGAGACGCTTCACGACGCTGGGACGCATGAAGACACGATGCGTGATGCGCTTCGCGTTCCGCAGGTCCGTCGCCATGTTGTTGACGATCAGGTCATCGGCATCGACGCTCTCGCTCACGGGGCGATTGCGGATCGGGCAGAAATACACCTTCTTGAAGGAAGACCCGCCAAAGCCGAGCATCAGCAGCATTCGATCCGTGTCCGGGTAGTACTCGGACGCGACGCTGGTCAGGTAGTGGTTGAGATCCTTCTCCAGAGCCTCTGCAAGCCTGTCCTGCTGCGGTGTGCTGCCCGTGGCGTCGTTGCGGATCTTCACAGGCCCATCGGTCGGCAGAAGCTCGCTGCGGGCATTGGCCTGAAAGCGCAGCACAGCCTCCAGCAGCAGCGGATGCCGCACCTTGCTCATGCCCTCGACCGGAGCGCCATCGCTCGCGCCCTGCAAGCCGGGGATCTCGATCTTCAGCCCCAGCAGCTTGATGCCCTGCGCGCGATCCTCGATCCAATCCTTGCGGCTCTGGAGATCGTCCCCGATACCGCGCATCAGTTCTTCGCTGATACGGCTCAGTTCGCCCTGATCGATGTCATCGACAAGGTTGCGGAACCACTCCTTCGCGTACTCGGCCTCGGACTGCCCCTCCTCGCCAATGCCCTTGCCATCCAGCGAGATGCTGATCGAGCCATCCTCATGCTCGATGCGGAGAAGCTCGCCGCTATCGTTGCGCTCCTCCTTTGGCTGGCCCTCATCGATCTCGACAACAACCCCCGGCCCCGCCTCCTCTGCATCCAGAGACGGGAAGACCTGACGAAGATTCGGCACAAGGCCGGGAGTCATGGGCATGATCAGCCACCCTCTACGGAGATGCGCTCCATCTCGGCAACGAAGCGACGGATACCTTCCTGAGCCGCCATAGTATCATTGGGCGCAAGAATTTCATAGTTGCGCTTTTCAGCATGGGGAGGCTGGCCCCAGACATGCACCGCGAACAGCCCAAGCTTCTTGGGATTGCTCGGTCGGATGACATCTACAGTCGCGCTAGCAAGAACCATTTTCCCCTCTCGATCTGGTGCCGGATGCAGGATTTGAACCCACGACAAACGGTTTACAAAACCGCTGCTCTGCCAACTGAGCTAATCCGGCGTTTCATGCAATCTATCCGATGATCCCATTCCCCCATAGTCGCTTTTCGCTCAATCCCCGTGTGGCACCCGGAACTGGTCCTGAGTGACACCGGAGGAGCGTTGGCGTTCTTCACTCTCCCGACCTCTATAGCCCACCTGCCCTGTATCGGGGGCCAGCCGCCCGTGCCAGACAATCCCTGTCTGGTGGGTCTGGGATGTTCTCCAGAGGCACACGGTTCATTGGGTGGGTTGCGCTGGTCGAAAAGTCCCTTTCGGGCAAAAAGGCCCCGAATCGAAAGAGTGGACGACGTTGATGTGTCCCTCCGCGCTTCTCCTGCATCCCACCACAAGGGTGATTCAGATTCGTCACGCGGGTGCTTGCCAACTGTCTGGCAATGTGCGACTAAACGCACATGGCCCGGCTTGTACGGTAAGCGTGGGTCCGCGATCTCAGAGGCTGCGAACCTCGTGCGATCAGGGAGCCGGGGGGCCTTACCCTCGGCTCCCAACCTCTTGCACAACCAGATGATCGGGTCAAGCTCAAACCGCATACAGCGGTGGAGGCGCAGAGCCAACATGGCGCGTCTTCTCGTCCAGATCAGCCGTCCACTCAGGCCCCCGGATGATCAGCCCGGTCTCGCGCAGGTGCCGCAAAGCCATGCTCACCGTGTCCACAAGGTCATCGTGCTTGCCCTTCGGGAACGTCGAGCATTGCGTGATCACCATGTCGGACCATGACCGCTCGGGCGCGTAGATCAGCCCCTCCGCGAAGAGATGTTGAACGCTGTATAGCCTTGCCAACTTGTCCTGCCCCTTGGGATCGACAAGCTGCACGGCGAAGGACTCATGGCTGTAGAGCCTGCGGATCTCCTGCGCGACGCTGTGGCCTGCTGCCTTGTTCTCGATGAGGATCTTGTCCACCTTGAACTTCCTCATGGTGTCCGCGACCTTCGTCACAAGCTCATGCAGTTCCAGTCGCTCCTGCCAAGCGAACATCATGATCGCTCGGGGATGCTCTTCCGTGTAGGTGCGGGTCACGGAGGACATCATCTCGCCGCCCGGTGCAATCGTGCGCGTCACCTGAGCCTTGCCATCCCCGCCAGAGAAGATCCCCCACACGGTCATCGCTGACAGGTCGTTCGATGTCTTAGTCGTGTACGCGGTGTCCAGCGATGCGATGACGTACTCGACGCCGGGATACATCTCCTGATCCCATAGCTGCCACCACTCGCGCTTGATGACGCCACCACCCTTTGGCTCGGGACGCTGCTGCAACTGCCCCGCAGCCGTCCAAGGCCCCATCTGCTTCTCAAGGACCGTGACCTCCTCTTCCCCGAAACGCTCGGGCCACAGAAGCTCACCAGCCTCCTTGCGCGGGTCTTGCCAGCCGATGCTGGTCACATAGCTGCGCTCAGGCTCGTAGCGCATGGGAAGCATCAGGTGCGTCCACAGGCCAGCCTCGCGAGACAGGATATGCCCCGTGAGATCCTCCTCGCTCAACCGCTGCTGGATCACGACGAAGGCACCCGTCTTGGGATTGTTCAGTCGCGTCGA